CATTGGCACTATCTCATGTCAAACAAAGAAAATTCGTTGTTCCATTTCAAGGTGGTTTTGATGGATTCAATCCTGCAAAACAAAAGAATGTAGGGAACGACATTTCAGCAACAAACACACAAGGATTTGATTGTCAACTTTCAACATCAAGTGGTTCAGTAGCTTATACACGAGCACTAAACGCAATCTCAAATCCAGACGAGTTTGATATCAACATGATAGTGACACCTGGTATTATCCATGAGTATCACCCATCAGTAACTAACAAAGCTATAGATGTTGCAGAAGCGAGAGCAGATGCGTTCTATGTAATGGATGGTTCAAGATGGGGTCGTTCAGTAGATAATGCTATTGAGGATATTAAAGCGTTAGATACTAACTACGCAGCAACTTATTATCCATGGGTTAAAATCCAAGATATCAATACTAACAATCCAACATGGGTTCCACCATCAGTTGTGTTACCAGCGGTAATTGCAAATACTGATAGAGTATCTCATGAATGGTTTGCACCTGCAGGTCTAAATCGTGGTGGTTTAGGTCAGTTTGGGGTATTAGAGGCAAAAACAAGATTGACTCATTCAGAAAGGGATGACCTTTATGAAAACAGAATCAATCCAATCGCTTCATTCCCTGCACAAGGTGTAGTGGTGTTTGGACAAAAAACACTTCAAGGAAAACCAAGTGCTCTTGATAGAATCAATGTAAGAAGACTATTAATTAGACTTCGTAAGTTCATTGCTTCTTCTTCAAGATACTTAGTCTTTGAACAAAACACAGCAACCACAAGAAATCGTTTCTTAGGTATTGTGAATCCGTTCTTAGAACAAGTACAGGCAAATAGTGGTTTAACTGCATTTAGAGTAGTAATGGATGAAAGTAACAACACACCAGATGTTGTTGATAGAAATCAGTTAGTAGGTCAGATATTTATCCAACCTACAAGAACTGCTGAGTTCATTGTACTTGACTTTGTATTACAACCAACAGGAGCAACATTTCCTGAGTAAGTTTAACTTATAAAGTAACTTATAATAAAAAACCCCAGTCTTACGATTGGGGTTTTTTGTTTCTGTTAGGTTCTTACGATTACGATATTAACACCTAACTATTTACTGAATTAAAACATGTATATCACTTCCTTTCACTTTCTTTATTAACAGGATCGCTTTCAAAATATCATACTATAATATAACCATTTCTAACATTAGTGTCAAGCTTTTTTTAATAAATTCTTTGAATAATTTCTTCAACTTGTTCATCGGTAAAACCTTGAACATTATAACAATTTAAGAAGTCATAAACCGTAAAGAAATCAGTATCATCTAATAAATTTAGATAACCTTCTTTATTTCCACCTTCATTAAAGGCCAAAGTTTCTCTTTTGTTTTCATAGAGATTAACTATAGCAGTTTCTTGTTGTTGAACAAACATCTCAATATTTTGTTCTATTTGTTCTTTAGTAAAACCTTCTGTAAAATTTGGTATCGTTAGAGTAGTAGTATTCATAGTCATAGTCATAATCCTTTCATTTTCATCTTTAATCACATACTAATATACAAATACCATGAACCAATGTCAAGCTTTTTTTTGAAAAAACTTCAAAAAAACTTCTAAAAATATAATATTATAGTAATACACTTTTTTCACTTTCCTTATATTTATTAATGTAATAAGTAAAACTGGCCTAATAGGAGAATAGAAATGGCAGAACTAATTGACCCAAATGAAATTTTTTATACCCCATTTGAACCTAAAACAAAAAATAGGTTCATCATGTATATTGATGGAATACCTGCATATCTTGTAAAGACTGCAAACAGACCAACAATAACTTTTGAAGAAATCGTATTAGAACATATCAATGTTAAAAGATATGTCAAAGGTAAAGGTGCATGGGAGACTTTAGAAATAACTCTCTATGACCCAATCGTTCCAAGTGGTGCACAAGCAGTAATGGAATGGGTAAGACTACATCATGAATCTGTAACAGGTCGTGATGGATATTCTGATTTCTACAAGAAAGACATTACATTTAATCTATTGGGGCCAGTAGGTGACAAAGTGGAAGAGTGGACATTGAAAGGTGCAATGATTCAATCTGCGAACTTTAATGATTTAGACTTCGCAAATGGAACAGATGTTGCAGATATCTCTCTAACACTTCGTTACGATTACGCAATACTACAATTCTAACAATCGGAGATATATGAAAATGTGGGAAATATTCAAGGACAACAACGATTATAACGAGAAATCAATTATTGGTTTCGGTGCGTTTACAATAATGGTTATCTTCGCAATGGCAGATGTTATTACAGGTATCATTGGAAAACCTTTGGTTATCAATGATGTTGTGTATAACTCATTCCTATTCACTACTTTAGGTAGTTTCGGAATCGCAGGAGCAGAAAAAGTTCTTGGAAATAAAAAATAATTAGATTTTAAATTCCAAAAATAGTTATAAATATATGGTTTTAAATTCAATTCTTAATCAAGGAGATTAATAACATGGCAGAAAATCAGTACGCATTTCCTACTGAGGTTCTATCTTTACCATCAAAGGGATTATTGTATCCCAAAGATAGTCCTTTAAGTAAGGGAGTGGTTGATGTAAAATACATGACAGCAAAAGAAGAAGACATTTTAACTTCACAGAATCTAATTCAACAAGGTGTTGTAATTGATAGACTATTAGATAGTGTTATTGCAACAGAGGGTGTTAAATTAGGTGATTTACTAATTGGTGATAAAAATGCAATAATGATAGGTACTCGTGTATTAGGATATGGTAAAGACTATCCTGTACAATTAACAGACCCAGATACAGGTGAACAAGTTGAAACTGAAATAGATTTAACAAAACTTGAAAACATCAAATTTGATGAATCAGTATTCAAAGGTGAAAATAAGTTTTCATTTACATTACCTAATTCTAAAAAAGTACTTGAGTTCAAATTACTAACACATAGTGATGAAGAACAAATAGATGCATTACTACAACAATATGAAAAAATCAGTTCAGTAACAGGTGTAAGTAATGAGATGACACTTCGTTTAAAACACCAAATACTTTCAGTAGATGGAGAAACAGACCAAAAAATTATAGATGATTTTGTGGATAATCAGTTTCTTGCATTAGATACTCGTGAGTTTAGAAAGTATATTCAGTCAATTCAACCAGATGTTGATGTTAGTATTAACTACAAGAGTAAGATAGGTAATTTTCATAAGATTCCTATTTCTCTTGGGATTGACTTTTTTTGGCCAGCCGGCGAGTAACAGGCCGGCAATCCACGAAGAAATCTTCAGCCTAACATATTATGGTAACGGAGGGTTTACCCACCAAGAAGTCTATAATATGCCCATTCCACTCAGAAAATTCTATATTCAAGAGATATTAAAGGCTTTAGATGAACAGAAAAAGGGAATGGAGAAAGCACAAAAAGGACAAGGTGGAGTCCAAATGCCTCAGTTCAAAAAATAGTGATTCTTGATATTTATTAATGATTAAACAGGAGTCATAATGTCTAAAATAACAATCAAAGAAAAAAAAGTGATAAGAGAGTTTATTGGGTCGTTGTTCAAAGCGATTGGAACAAGAAGAGCCAAAAAAGATGTTATCAAAAAGATTTCAAAAGACCCTGTAATCAAAAAGAGTCTAATTCAAATTAATAAGATAGACCAACAATTAGAGAAATATCTTGATAAGAAAATGGAAGACCCAAATTTCGTACAAGATATGGAAGACCTTGGGATTCCTACAGATTTACTAAAATAATACAAAAAAATAATAGGTTATACTAATTTAAATTGAGAACTAAATGGCGAATTCTGATAAAGCAAAGAAAAACTTTGACGACATAAGAAAATCAAACAAGGAGACTTTTGAGTACCTTGAACAAATGTCCAAAGAGTTTCCTGATATAATTAATTATGCAAAGAGACTTGCTGCGACATTCGGTGATGCCAAAAATTTTACAAAAGAACAACTTGAATTAAATAAAAAAACCAATGATATCACAAGAGAGATATTAGGTAATCGTAGAGAAATACATAAAGAAAGTTTCGCAACAAAAGATTTAGATGAATTATCTGCAGAGTTTTCAAAACAAGGATTGGATAATAGAAAGAAAATCCTTCAAATCTTAAAACACGAACAAAGAATTCAAAAGTCCATAAATAGTCAAATCAGTGCATCTGCAAATGCCGCAAAGTCATTTGGTGATAATATTCAGAGTGCAGTAAGTGGTATACCTGTAATAGGTGGATTCTTATCTACTGCATTAGGTTTAGATAATTTAGGTCAAGAATTGTCAGATTCTCTTAGAGAGGCATTTAAACCAGAAGGATTTATGAAAGGTGCATTACAAGAGTTCTCAGGTGGATTTGCATCTAATTTATTTAGAGATAAAACTTCTGAATCAAAAATTGGAAGAGAAGTTGCTAAAAATATTTCCACCGGATTAGGAAAACAAGGAATTGATGTGGACTTGGCCTTTGATGAAATGGGTAAGACCAAACTTGAAAAAGTTGAAGATATATTTAAAGGTGAGAGAAGATTTGCGTTTGGAGTATACAAATTTTTCAGTAGTGCATTTAGAATAGCAGGTGCACTTGGTGCAATTGCACTATTCAAAGGTCTCAAAGATGGTATTGCGAAATTACCTGTACAAGATATCTCAAAACAATTTATACCAGGTTTTAAAGATTTTGTAGAGGTATTTGGAGATATAAATCAGTTTTCATTTAAGATTGCAGGAAACTTAAGTCTAAACTCTATATTATTCGGTGTACAGAGAAAAGAAGCTCTTGAACTTGCAAAGATACAAAAAACAATATCAGGTTTATCAATTGACCAAGCACTTGCAACTCAAAGAGATATAGCTAGACAGGCACGAAGAGCAGGAGTATTACCAGCAGATGTCATAAAAGATATGGCAGACAACTCACAATTAATTGCTGAGTTTACAAGTGATGGTGGTAGAAATATGGCACGAACTGCAATTGAAGCTCGTAAACTTGGAATGAGTTTAGGTACAACTGCGAAGATTGCAAACTCATTATTAGATTTTGAAAGTAGTATTGAGAATGAATTAGAAGCCTCATTAATGATTGGTAGACAATTAAATCTTAATAAGGCTCGTGAACTTGCACTCATGGGTGATATGGAGGCCTTACAAAAAGAAATCGTAAGACAAGTTGGAAGTGAACAACAATTACAAAATATGAATGTATTGGCCAGAAGGTCATTGGCACAATCACTTGGTATAGAGGTTTCAGAGTTAAATAAACTTGCACAAGGTAATGTAAAGTTTAAGGCAGATGGTATTGATAAGAACAATCTTTTAATGAGATTAATGAATATGACAATGATAGGACTTACAGCTGCACTTATTGGTAATACTATACAAATGGGAAGAATGATATATGCGTTTTTGGCTAGTGGTGTAGCAAAAGGTACAGGTGGTACAATGTCAGGATTTACAATGGGTAGTAGTAATGTACCAAAAAACTTCCAAAGTTTTAATGAATTTAGAAAGGCAAATGCTGGTAAAGGTATGAGCATGACTCAAATGGGTAAGGCATACCAAGTACAAAAAGCGATTCAAAATGCACCAAAATCAATGGGTGCAATGAGATTTGTACGAGGTAGTTCGGTGTTAGCAGGTGCACCTGATTTGGTAGGTGGAATAATGAGTGGTGATATGGGACAAGTCGCAACAGGAGTCGGAACAAGTGCAGGTGCATTTGGTGGTGCGAAACTTGGAGCCGCGATTGGTACAGCGATTGCACCAGGTATTGGAACTGCAATCGGTGGTATCGTTGGTTCAATAGGTGGTGCAGCAATTGGAGCATTCACAACCGATAAACTTGTTAATAAACAAGAAGAAGGTAATAATGGTATTATTTCAGAATTACAAGCATTAAGAAGAGAACAGGCACGAGGATTTAGTGACTTACAAGGAAATGTATAATGAGTCTAATAGATAGATTAAAAACAGATTTAAGTTCTTTTGATTATTCAAAGATAGGAACAAAACATGGTGAATACTTTGGAGAAGATAATGCAACAGGATTCACACCTAATAGAAACTTTGGAGACCCAACAGAATATGTAGTGGAGTCTTCAGTTGGACTTGATGGGTGGCCAGGTCCTGTTAACTTTATGAAAGATACCAATGCGACAGGATTCACAATCGGTAGACAAGAACAAGACCCAACAGAATTTTTTACACAATCAAGTATTAAGTTAGATGGATTCCCAGGACCTGTTGATTACTTCACCAATACCAATGCAACTGGATACACACTCTTTAGAAAACAAGGTGACACTACAGAGTATAATGTAGACTCATCAATATTTAAAGAAAGTTGGCCAGGACCAGTTGATTATTTTGATAATAACAATGCAACAGGATTCACTCTAAATAGAAAAGAGAGAGACCCATCAGAATATATTGAGGGTTCAACCACAAAACACGAGATGAGTGGTGTTACTTTTCCTGGTCCTGTTAATTTCTTTAATGATGATAATGCACCAGGATTCACTTTAAACAGACAACAACAAGACCCAACTCAATATATTGAGGAGTCAAGTAAATTTGACAATGGAGTTGGAAATATATTAGATAGTAATTTACAATCTATAAGTCAAGGAAATGCAGGTGCAGTTAAAGTTGGTCAAGGTCAAACAATATTAATAGGTGATGTACAGGCAGTCTCAGGAGTAAAAAGTAATATTGAATTACCATTTGGACAATATGTTGGTGAAACCATTGCATCTCAAACATTTTTAACAAAGATGTATGATAAGTTCAATGGTAACAAAGGACTGAGAGATGAGAGTGGATTTTCATTCCAACAACCATTTGTGATTAAAGAAATAGGAGAAAGAGATAAGGGTGCAGGTGAAAGTAGTGCAGCATTTGATGAGGGATTATTCAGAGGTGGAGTTGTAACCTATACCAATAGAATGATAACTGATGTGGAAAGAATTGGTAAATTTTTATTATCACCACAAGGATTAGTTTGGAATGTAAAACAATTCGTACTACAAAGATTAAATCCAAGAAAAGAAACAAAGAATTTCAATCCATTATCAACACCTTTAAGTTCAACAGGATTATTCCATGAACCAAGACATAATGAACCTTTAGGTGATGGTTTTCTTGGTAGTTTATTTGCAAACCCATTAAGTAATGCACCAAGATATGAAAAGGTAGTAAATGAGAAAAAGTTTAAATCCAATTCAAGACCACTTGAAGACACAACTAAAACAGATAAGGAAACATCAAAAGCTGTAAAGAGTGGTGTTGATTATTTATCATCAAGAGAAAATGGTGGTAGTAAAGGAACATTAGAACTTAGGAAATATATCAAAAATAGTGATGGTGCAATCGGTGTTAGTAAATTAGGTGTTAGTATTCATGATGATGGTGATTTACAAGTTCCATATCAAGGTCAGTTTGGACAAATTAAAAAAGTATTAAATGATAAAGATTTTCCAAAAGATTTAATTAAATTTAGAATTAGAGATGCAGTCAATGGTAAATGGATTATATTCCCTGCCTATATTGAAGATATTGCAGATAACTCAAGTGCGGAATACTCACAAGAAAGATATATTGGTAGACCAGACCAAGTTCATATTTATCAAGGATATACAAGAAATATATCTTTTAATTTCAAAGTCGCAGCACTAAAAAGAAATGATGTACCTATTATATGGGAAAAGTTAAATGCACTCAAGGGATTAACCACACCATCATTCAAACAATTTTTAACACAAGATAAAGAAGTTAGACCAGTCGCACCATATGTTTATTTAACCATTGGTGATTTATTCAACAATACACCTGGTTACTTCAGTAGTGTGAATGTACAAATCAATAACACAATGTCATGGGAGATATCTGATGGAGTTCAATATCCACATGTTGCAGATGTATCACTTGAGTTCGTTTATCTTGGTAAGAAGATACCACAAACACTTGGTAAACATTATGATATTCCATGGTTGAAAGATAGTGGAGTAGGTTCAGACAAGTTTGGTATATTTGGAAGTGAAGACCCTAAAAACTCTTCAGTAAAATATCCAGACAGACAAGGAATAGATATTGATGGTAGTAAAGTAAGTTATGGTACTTGGTTAGGACAAGGAAAATCTAAAGCAGGGCCACCGCCTCCACCAGAAAGACCTAATATTCCAGTTCCATCAGATGATGAAGAATTTGACTTTACAGATTTACCATTAGAAGAACTACAATTTTAGGATTAAGTGATGAGAAGATATAGATTTCAAACAATCAGAAAAGATAAAGATACAGAAGTTCAGTATTTAAGTAGAACTAAGTATCCAATAGTTGAGGAACAAGATTCCGATGTTAGAATTATCGCAAAGTATGGTGATAACTTAACTAAACTTGCATTTGATTATTATGGTGATGTGGACAAATATTGGATTATTGCAAGAAGAAATAAATTTACTGATAGTATTTATCCCATCGCTGGTCAAGAACTATTTATTCCTACTGAAATAGATGAACTAATAAGTGAATTAAATAGATTAAATGAGATTTAGAACCAACATATCACCTTTCGTCCAAAAAAATCTTTTAAAAAAAATGGAACGCATATCAAGAAACAAAGTCAATGGTATGCTTGAAACTAAAGATTATAATAGTAATGATTCACCATGGGGAACAATGATTACTAAAGGAGTATGGGCAAGATGTACCACACCAAGATTCATAACAGATGACCAAGGTAATGCATTAGAAGAATTAGGTTTGATGAGACTAAGTTCTGCATATAAAGATGGAACCATAATACAAGAAAATATCTCAACACAAAATCCATTAAAAGCACGAAGTAACAAGGGAAATATCTATACACTTGATAAAAACGAAATATTTAGAGGTGCTTCTGGTATTACAAATATTAGTGTTGATACAAAAAACTTTTTTATGAATAAGGCTACCGTAAGTTTTCAAGTTCCTAACCCAAGAGAATTTGAAGTATTACAAGAGGGTTTTTTAAAACATGGTAATTTAATATTTTTAGAATTTGGATACTCAACAGAAGAAATAGATACTGGTGTATCGTATGAAAAAACAGATTTTGGTTCTTTTGTAAATATGCAATCTCAATTAACAACAATCAATGAAACTTCAAGTGGTAATTATAATGGAATGTTGGGTGTTATAGTTAACTTTTCATTCAACATAAATACATCAGGTATATATGAGTGTAGTTTTGATATTGCATCTCAAGGTATTAATGTATTAGGTCAACACATACAAAAAGGTGGTGTTGATGATATCATAGGAAGAATTGCAGAGTCTACATCAAAAGGTGAAAAGGTAGATGATGAAACAACAAAAAGATTTGAAAAGAATTTTAGTGCATTTGAGTCTGTAATAGAGAATTTAGAAGAAGTGGTTGAAGAATATACCGTAAGGTCTCAAGAGAAAGAGAAAGATGGGTTTAAATACAAGTATCTTAATGGTGCACTTCATATAACTAATTGGGAAGGTATAGATAAACTCAGATGGGGTGGCCCTGTAAGAGGATATGTGAGTTGGGGTTGGTTTGAAGATATTGTTTTGAATCATTATTTTTCACTCATGAGTAAACAAACACCTGCAAACTCATTTGGTAAAGATTTTAACCAAGTGAGTGATGATAAATTTAGAACATCAATTAGAAGTACTTCTTTCCTTGATGAAAATGGTGATGGGAAATATCAAGAATACAACAACACTTGTAACTCACATCCATATTTAGTATCACATGGATTATCAACAAGTATATTACCTGGTAACACTATATTTGAAAAAAACCCACCAAAAAGTAAAAAAGAGATGGTGGGATTATTTAGGGCCATTGACAAAGAATTTCCATCATTTGAGCATACAGAATTAGAGGGTAATCCAAATGATGAAGTATTAAGAGTTTATTCAAAAACAGGTGTAGGTGTGATTAGGAATATGGTATTCCCTACAGGATATCTTAAAGAACATTTTACAGGTATCTCAAGTATAGAACAAGGATTGAAAAGTTTTTGGAGTTCAGTATCATCTCTATATGGAAACTTTTGGTGGTTTGATGTAGTTAACGATGACTTTGATTCTGGTAGAATCGGAATGGTTGAGCGTTATGGGTCATCAGGAGTACCAACTGATATTGATTATTATTCAGACTATAAAGATAAAGTTAGTAACTCTTCAAAGAATTTAAATGATTACTTAAACTATGAAAAAGGTAATACGAATCCTAATAAAATGTTCTTAATGCCAATCTATAGTGATAAGTCAATAGTGAAAGATTTTAGTTTAGATGTAAAGATGAATTCACAAATGGCAGTTCAGGCAGTTTATGGTGGTCAAGCGAATATTGAAAATAGTAGTGGTACACCACCACATGGTATGGATGATTTAGGTGTTCGTGCACTTGGATTATTATTTAATACAAGAGGGACTAAAAAGTTCAAGAAAAAATCAACACCTGACGAAGTTATGAAAGAAATTGTTTTTGCAATTGAACAAGATTTGAAACCAGGTTCAACTATAAGTAAAAGTAATGAACCAACTATTCCAAATCCACTCATGAGTAATTCAGGACTTGGTTTTGATTTTAGACAAGTAGATGCAGTAGATGACTCTACAAGAAAAAAACTTAACAAAATTGATAAAATGAATGAAGAGTATAAAAATAAAAATCC